TTCAGCATGAATGTGCAGTCCTGCATCTCATTGGCTGTGGGCTGCTCGGCAGGGTCCAGCTTGCCGATATTCAGCATGGCTTGACGTACGATGTCGTACTTCGTAACCCCGAATGAATACGTGCCGCTGGTTGCCATAGGTGTTACGCCACTTTCTGCCGTGCGGACTCACAGTCGCGCAGTGCATTGTACACCGCCGCCCAGGCTTGACCAATAGTGATGTCTTTCTGGCACTGCGCTGTGCCACTCTCAGGGTCACGGGTGCAGGCGGTCCAGTTGTAGTGCAGCAGATGGCACGCTGGGGCCGCGTTGTTGCCACGTCCCGCGCACTTGGTGTTTTCACTCCACAGGGGGATAGTGTTGACCCAGTCCCGAGTCAGGTTCTCGTGCGTGCTGTGTGACAGGAACACCACCTTAGCCATCGGCTCGCAGGCCATCGCATTCATTACCCCGGTCTCAGGACCAATGATTACGTCTGCCTCAAGGCAGAAGCTGAGCGTCTCACGGATAGACCACACGCCAGACTTACGCACAATGCGGGGTTCGTTCTCCCAGCCAGCCTCCAGCAGCACACAGTCCGGCCCCCCAGTGAGGACCACCCGCGCAGTGGGAAACTCAACAAGTATGCTTGCCAGCACGTTGTCTAGGCCAGCCCAGGTCTTATGCACGCTGCTCCCAGCCAAGGACCACACCACCACCGGCCCTTCGCCCATCTTGGCACGCTCACGCTTGGCCCACTTCACCTCCTCGGCAGTGCGGTAGAAATGAGAATTCAGCACATAGGGTACCTCAGCAATGGCGTGCTGAAACTCAACGTAGTTACGGTTCATCAAGCTGTGGCGCACCTGTGGGGGGTATAGCGCCACCGCCCGCCCCTGCATGCCCAGCAGCGTACCCTCAACCGACTCGCTTAGATTGACCCACTTGTCAAACTTCTTCTTTTGCCACGACCAAAAGTCCATCAAGTTACCGTTAGGTACCTGATCCTTGTCAAACAGCACTAGGTTGTCGATGTTGGGGTCGTGCAGTACAACATCGGCTCCAGGCAGACTGGAGAATAGCGTAACGTGGTAGCCCTGCTGCTTTAGCCCCGCCCACACGCTGCTGGCCTGCATTAGGTCACCAAACGCGCCGTAGCGCACCACACAAGCCGTCTTGGTGGGCTTGTCGTTCTTGTAGCTGAATCTGTGCGTGTATTTGCTGCTCACCACTTCACCTTGTTCGCCCAAAATGCTGGAGATTCTTTGCCCTTGGCGATGTTCTTGGCATGGCGTGCCTTGAAAGACTCACGGCGTTTGCGCTCAGCGTCGGACTCGCCCTCTTTCTTCGGAGACCCGCTAACGCCCTGCTGGCCGAAGCGGATCACCTTCTCCTTACCATCCCAGCACGCCTTTACGACGTGACTTTTGGTGGGGTGCCCCGGCGTGCGCTTGGGGGTGTTGCACGCCATCTCGGCTTTCTTAAGCGCCACGCTTCTGCCTCATCGTCTCGAGGGTTTGGGCAAGACGGGCACGCTGGCCCAGTTTTCCAGGTTTCTTGGCTGCGGCGGCAAGTTCCTCCTCTGGAATCTTGTCTCCGCGCTTAATGCCAAGCGATTTACGCAAGGCACCCGGGCGCTCAATGGCCTCGCCAATCCAGTATTGCTGCTGCTTAGGCACGTCGCTTCTCCTTTGCTGCGTTCATGTTGTCAACTAGATTGGGGTATGGCCTGCCCGCTGCCTTGGCCGCGCTCTTGGCCTTGGCCTTCTGCGCGGGGGTGAGCGACTTGGTTGGCCCTAGGTCTTTGCGACGGGGCACCTCCCACACGGGCTTGTCAGACCCTTTCATAGCTTCTTGAACACGAAAAGTAGACTGTACTCATCGTCTTCGTTACGCTTTTGAAAATCAATGAGGTCCCAAGACCCGGCAAGTCTCATGGCGTCAACTACGCGGTCGTAATTGACGTTCCACTTATGGTCTGGGTTTGCCCCTGGCTCGCCGACCCTGGGGTACTCATCCTCGTCAGGAAGGTACAGAATCAAGTACCCACCCTGTTTTACGATACGGAACCAGTCCTTGAGCGCGGCGGCGTAGTCCTCAATGTGCTCGAGCGTGTGGCTACTATATACGAAGTCCATGCTCTGGCTGGCAAAGACGTCGAGCTTGGTGGCATCCTCACACATGATGTCCGGCCGCACGCTAAAGCCGAACTGCGCGTGGTGCATGTTATCGACGCTGATGGCGTGGGGCAACACCTTAAAGTCGCCAGCACCCACGTCAAGGCCACGGCCCCGCAAGTAGGGGGCCACTTCCCACACAACCTTTTTAGATTCCGCCTTGTACGGCGCGTTAGCTGACCAGACCACTGTTAGAGTACTCCTACGTCCTCAGGCAATTTCCACATGGTGGCCTTATTGTACGTGAACTTTGTAATCTTTAACAGGTCCGCTGCTTTGGAAACATTGGACCATGTCTGGTTGTTTTCCTCGGCCACCTTGTAGATAACCGACTTAGATAGCGGTCCACCGCTCAACACATTGAGCAGAAAAAGACGGGCGCTGTCCACAGCATCCGTCTCGATAACCGTGTCCGCCTTAACAGGGCGCACCCTGGGAGGTTCAAGCGGCTCGCCGCGAATATTGAACAGGACTCCATCCTGTTCAAACCGAGCAACCCTGTGCCCGGAAACCACCCCAAAGGGTCGCGCTCTGTCAAGCTGCATGCTCACATCCTCTGGCTAAAGTTGTTGCGAGCAATTACCATTTCGGGCTGGCCGGGGTCAAATTCCACCAAGGTACCTTCCATACCACCCATGCGGAGCTTACGGTAACCCATGTCCATCTCAGTGACGGTACCGGGCTGCTCAAACATGCAGTTTGGCAGAGGGTCATGTGCGTACTGCGCTGTGTTGGTGGGTACGCTGCGGGCGCTGGCGGCGTCTGCCCAAGGCTCGCCCCCGTCAGCGCGACCACTGACGGTAAGTTGGTTCTTATCTTGAAGGAACAGCATTTGCAAATCTCCATGGAATAGAGGGGGCACGCTGGCCCCCTCTGTGTTGACGTGCTGTGCGGTATCAGTACCCGTCGCCCGGGTACGAGATGTCCACCAGCTTGACCATCTTCATGTCTCGAATGTCAGCCATCGGCTGGTTCGAGATGTCATAGCCCGGAGGCATGACATTGAACTTGGTCATATCGCCATCCTGAGTACCCTTCTTGTCGATGTACCCAGACGTCTGGAATCCAGACATTTCTTTTTCCATTGCCATGATGCTTCTCCTTAGACAGTTACGTCTGCGGTGGGAACGATCTGCAACTCAACGCCCACGCCGTACACAGCGGTGGCGTCAGTGCCCTTGGCGATACCGAGCACGTCCCCACGCGCAAGCGTGAAAGTGCTCACCACGTTGGTGCCCGTCACGTTGCCAGAGCCGATGGTGGTCAGCACTTGCGTGGTGGTGGCGGTGCCAGAGTACTTGTAAGCGTAGACGATGTCGTTGCTCGTACCCGCCGTGGTTGCCTTGACAGTGATGGACTTGACCAGCATGTCGGTGAACGCGGCGAACTTTGCAGTCGCAGCATTAGCGCCCGTCACGTTAAAGCCCAAGGGCAGCACCGCCTGATAGGCCGGTGCGTCATAAGCCATGCTCCTGAGTGCCATGATTCAGTACCTCCTGATTAGGCTTGAGAGTCCCACTTCACAATGCGGGCGTTGGATGCCAGCGTGTGAACGATACCGAAGCCGCCCAGGTAGTACCAAGCGACGCCCTTGCTGCGACCATAGTCACTGGGGATCTTGCCCCGCATCTCTTCCGGAACGGCGATAGCCTCGGCCACCGTGTCGTTTCCGAAGAAGAAGATCCAGTCGCTGTCACCGCCCGTCCAAGCGGAGCCAGTCAACCCGTCAGAGCTGATGCCCTTGGCGATGTTGGTCTGCTCCACGTAGCGGACGTTCTCGTAACGACCGATCTCGCCGTTCATGATCAACTTGAAGCCCGTCTCACTGTACTGGTGGATGGTCTCAAGGTTGTTCTTGAACGTGCGCAGCGTGGTGGGCCATGCCAGGGCGTAGTAGTCATCTCCGATGTAGGCGGGGATGTTGCGCTCCTTCATCGTGTCAACAATGGCCTTGGCGTGGCTGTTGTTGAATGCGATTTGGTTGGTCCCAGTTACCGTACCGTTGGTGTACAGGGTGATGGCGTCGGTGGCGGTGCCCGCAGTCGGAATCACACGCAGGGGCGTCTGATTGAACTGAGACCATGCCAGCCGGTCGAACGCCTTGACGGCGTCGTTCTTCAGCACCTTTTGAATCAGCTCCATCACGGGGAACTTGGACAAATTGTCCAGCTTGCCCGAGTACGGGACGCTGTTGCCAGCTTCGCTGATCGTCAGGGTGCCCTGCGTGATCGTGAAGTTGGTTTCGGGCATGGTGTTGGTCTCGACCAAATTGCCACCAGCGGTAGCAACGTCCGAGAAAACGTCCCAGGTGAAGATGTCACCCTTCTTCTTGCCCTGCTGGCTGGCGTCGCGCACGTCAGCAAACTGACGGAACTTCACCAGCGGTTGCACTGCCATACGCAGCACGTTGCTCAATTGACGGCTATACATGAAGCCGCCAAGAGAGTTTACTGCCCAGACTTGTCCGGCCATGATTTTCTCCTTAGCTTCTCATCCATTGGGGACCGCCGCGCCGCTGTGCCATGCTGGCAATGACGGAGGCGGGGGAGTCATCCACATCATCTTCCTCAACCTTTGCGGGTCTCGCCTTCGCGGATGCGGGGGCGGGCACCTTGGGGGCCGAGGCCTTACGGGCTACCTTTTCTTCAATCGTGGTCTCTTGCTTGGGGGCAGGGGCCAATGACTGCTTCCAGGAGCGAACTTCCTCACCGATCGAGGAGTAGCGGTCCCAGTACGGACGCTGGTCACCTTCTTTCAGAAGTTGTGCGTCCCTGTCAAGGGCAATCTTCTTCAGAATGGGGTCTGACCAAATGTCGCCGTACTCAGAACTGAACTTTTCGATGGCTTGGTTGAAAGCAAGGCGTTCGTCGATAGTGCGGGAGACGTCGTCCCTGCTAAGGGATGGACGAGCACTCGTCTGCTCGCGCAGCTTGCGCAGCGCGGCAGCAGCCTCTTCTTCTGTGCCCACTTGTATAGCGCGGACCAGCGCTCGATCTTCCTCGTCTTGACGACGACGAAGGTCAGTCTCGTCGACCTCGGGCTTGGCAATCTGCTCAAGCTTCCGTCGGGCCTCAGCCGCTTGACGCAGGTACTCGTCAGCAGCTTCAATCTTTTGCGCACGCTCAATGAGCTGGGCCTCGGTGAGCTCCAGCTCTTTGCCATTAACCTTGATGCGGTACTTGCGCTCTTCCGCCTGGGTGGCCTGCTCAGTATCAACCTCAGCGCCCTGCTGCGTAGGCTCCGCTTCACCATCAGCAGTCTGCTCGGTGGCTACGCCGTCAACGGTGTAGGGCTCGGTGGAGCCGTCATCATTGACGTTGGCAAACTCATCGGCACGACCAGCGTCAGTTTGATCAGCAATGGCGTTCAGGCGAGCAATACGCTCATCATTGCCAGTGCCCACTCCACTTTCGGAGCCAGCCTGCTGATCATTGTCTTCATTCATCTGACGATTCCCCTTCAAGAAGTTCAAGTGCCTTTAGACCATCCAATACCGCTTGAGAAAGCCACTGCTCAAACATTTCCGCGACGCGGGCCTCGTTCTGAGCCTTCATCACTGCGCGTGTGTCCGTTGCATCAACCGTCTTTAGCGATTCAATGGCCTCACTATAACACTCCTGCGCACGGTTGCGCAAGTATTGCCCTATGCCAGAGCCCCAAAAAAGTTCAACTTCTTTGCCGAAGCCAGCTCGCTCCAATAATTCTTGATTATCCACGCACTACCTCACAATAATAGACTGCCACCCAGCGCGGCAAACAAAAGCTCAGCCTCTTGCTTCTCGTACTCAGCATACGTGGCAAGAAAGTCCCCATCATCCTGCATTACAGCGCTCAACTCAGCGGCGGCTTGTTGCAGAGCTTGGTAGTTTTCATCAGCAATGCGGCGCTGCTGAATATCAACTTCCAGCTTGGCGATGTCCCGCTGTAGGCTCTTTAGCTGGTCGAGCCCACCAGTGTAGTTTGTCAGCTTACGGGCGATGCGCTGCGCCCGTGGCTCCGCTGATGTGGAAAGTGTAGCCGCTGCCTGCTGCACCTCGGGCGTGGTGTCCTCGCCACGGAGCAAGCTCTCAAGCCGCGCACGCTCCTGCGCACGCCAGTTTTCCCACTCCGGGCGCTTGCGTCTACGTGGCGCAGTGCCGCCAGATCCACCCGCAACCTGCGGCGCAGGCGGGGGCACTGGCTGAGTGACCGTGCCACCGTAGAAAATCTGCGCATTGTCGAAGCGGGTGTTTTGCGTGACAGTCTGCAACCCGCCCGGCTGAATGACTGCGCCACCATAGAACGTCTGGGCGTTATCAAACCTGGCGCCTTGATCGACGGTGTTGAGGCCTGTAACCACGCCACCGAAGAAGGTTTGCGCGTTATCAAACCTGACAGCCTGCGCGACGTCGCTGGTGGTCGTAACTGAACCATTGAAGAACGTCTGCGTGTTGTTGAACCGCGTTGATTGCGCGACGGTCTGCGCGACAAAATTCTGCGCCTGTTGAGCTACCCCGTCCTGCGCCTGAAGGCCGGCAAGGAACGGTAGGCCAGCCGCAAGCCGCGCCCCCGCAAGCTCGCCGTCGGCCCGGAAGCCTTGGACCGACCCGGCTGTGCCCGTGCTGCGCACAAGCTGCGCGGGGCCACCGCCACCCATAAGGGAGACGTCAACGTCTGACGGGCTCCCGTAGTTGCCCGAGCCGTATGTGAGCGAGCCATAGGCATTGTCCGGCGACGGACCACCGTAGGTGCCGTCTCCGTAGGTGGTGGTGCCGTAGGTCTTGACGGTCACACCGAGATGTTCCCGCTAGACATGACGATGACAAGGGCCGGCTCAGGATCGGGCTCAGGATCGGGAGCAGGGGGATTCGCCGGCAGCGGGTAGTCCACCCACATCTCTTCAGACTGGCTCCACTTCCACACATAGCCTTCAACCGGCGCAGGCTCGGGGTCACGGATCACCCAGCCCGGAGGGAACCACCACACCACCTCCTTGCCTTCAGGCGGCACAGGCTCATCGGGCACCTCAATCCAGCCGTCAGT